CTTAACATGGCCGGTATGATCAACATCGTCACTGAACTCGAGGCTCGGAACGATCTCATCGTTCAGACGGCTGAAGACGCTCTCGCCGACGGGCGGCGAGTACTGGTACTCAGTGACCGTCGTGAACATTGCTTTTACTTACAAAATAGGCTAGGCTCTAACGCAAAACTCTATGTGGGTGGGATGAAGGAGAAGGACCTGGAAGAGTCGGCCAAGAGCCCCATAGTCGTCGCCACGTTTCAGTTGGCTCATGAGGGCCTGGACATCCCTGCGCTGGACACTGTGATTCTGGCCACGCCCAAGAGCGACATTAAGCAATCTATCGGCCGTATCATGCGTGAAACGGCAGGTAAATTGAACGATCCATTGATTTTCGACATTGCTGATCAATGGTCCGTATTTTTCGCAATGTATCGCAAACGCTTGAAGGTTTATAGGGAAGGGGGGTTCGAGGTCAGTTCCGAAGCGACTGAGGACGCTAAACCCACAGAGGTTTTCGGCAAAGGGAAGTGTCTATTTTGACCCTCGCATCGAATCCACGAGGCCAAGAGCGAAAATACCCACAATAAACCCCATTAAAATGTAATTGCACTCTGTATTGTCCGAGACTGGAAGCGGTCCTTTATTTACAACTACTCTTGGCGGTCGCGCTGGGGATTCATCGAATGGCGCAAAGGCCACCGCCATTACTTAATGTTTAGAAGTTTTTTAGACCAAGTCGGGTATGTAAACTGCGTTTACAATGAAACCTCCTTCTTCTTCGGTCGCCCCTTCCCCTTCCCCTTCACCGCCACCTCGCGCATGTCCGGGTCTCCCGCGTCCACGCTCACGATGTCAGACACGTCGTCGTCGTCACGCGCCGGCCGGCTCGTCTGCGCTGGAGGAGGACCCATCATACCCATCAGCGACCCAAAGTCCATTCCTGGCCCGCGCATCTCGCGCCGCAGTCCCCCCGCAGGTGGCTCACCGGATCCTGGCCCCGCCCCAGGCTGCGTACGCTGTACAGCATCCACCATGTTCTGCATCAGTCCTGGGTTCTGCTTCATCACCTGAGACACGTTCGGCACCGCCGCCTTGAACATACTGTTCGTCAGGTGGAACATCATCGCAGATCCGCCAACCATCATGATCAGCTTCACCTCTGGTGCCACCTGTACCTTCGTCTTGTACTTGTTGTAAAGGTCCTCAAAGACGCCGTCGTAGTCCTCGACGTTCTCCATGGTGTTCTGTGACCATCCGTTAAGCTCCAAATCGAACGGGTCAAACTTGTCGTTCAGAAACTCCATGCCCGTCACACAGGCCACCAGCATCCGCCGCTGGAACTTGATGGAACGCTCAACCTCGATGGAATACGTCATCCGCTTGTACTCTGTGCGAATCTCCTCGATGTCGCTGTAAATCGTCAGACGGGCGCTCGACTGAATGCCCTTCTTGACCAGCCGAGTAATCTTGTTCAGCAGGTCCGCCTTCTCGTCCTCGATGGTCTTGTAGCCCTCAGAAGGCGTCTGGTCTCCACCCCCGGGCCCAAAACCATTTGGTCCCTGCTGCCCCCCCTCTGGTCCGAAGCCAGCGTCATCCTCCATCTCCTCTCCATCGTCATACTCCTCATGCATTGGGGGAGGAGGCGCGGTCCGCTTCCCAGGGTTCATGAACATGTCCATGCCAACCTCGTCAGGAGGATTCCCGAGGTCCTCACGGGGACCCGCAGAACGCTTGGCAAACGGACTAGGTTTCGCGGGCTTGGGACGTACGGCAATCGTCTTTCTCACAGGAACTTCGATCGAGATTTCATCCAGCAGGCGGGTTTCAGCATCGTCAAGATCCATAGGCGGCACGTCCATACTGAAACCTTTTTAGAAAGGAAGTTGAAAGCTTTAACGCACTAAAAAAATATTAACAAAATATAAATGGCATTCAAGTTTGGCAAGATCTTCATCCAGGCTGTTATCATCGGTCTGCTCGTGGCTATCCTGGTCATGCTCGTCCAGGGCCGTGGCTCCACCTACGAGGCCGCCCCCCTGATGACCGTGGCCGGCTCAGCCGCTGCCGCCGGTCCCTCGAGCCTGTCGGAGATTCCTTCGTCCCTGGAGTGCACCCCAGGCCCATCCGAGAAGGCGGCGTACTACACCCGTGGCATGACCCCAGGTGGCCTGTGCGGTGACGGCGACATGATCCGCGAGCAGATTCGCGACTTTTCCATCGAGGGCGGTATCGGCGGCTCGCTGCTGGAGCGGACTTGAAACCAAGTGCGCAGCACTTGTGAGCCCGCAGGGGCGCGACTCGGTTTAAAATCTCCCCCTAAATTAAATGTGTGACACGGAAGTCTACACTGTTCGTGTTGATTCAGTCTATGCTGCATCAAACACGAGCTTTGTGAGTTATCTCAACATCCCTCTTCGTAACGTCATCAAGGTTGAGCTGCTTTCGTGCAGCTTCCATGGTAACGCCACGTCGATCCCAACCAGCGCCATATATGTACACGTCGCAGAACTGACTTCAAAGTTCCTGGACCGTGGAAACCTCAGCTACGATTCCCAGGTGGCGGGCAAGATTTCTACAGAGGGTGTGGGCCCCTACCTGGAAATTTCAAACACGAATATGTTGGCGACCGCCCTGGTCTGTATCCCCCTGTCAGATGGCGTTCCTGACCATCGCACGATTTTCACGACCGGTGGATATTTTCCCGTCGAGGTTGTTTATGTGGATCCTATCCGTCAGATTGAAAAGTTGACGGTGAATCTCCACACCTCGTCCGGTGGTCAGCCGACCATCGATCAGGGACCCACCTTTTTGACTTTTAAATTCACGTGCTCAAAGCCCAACCGGTGCCTGTACCCAGACCGCGGCGGCGTCCCACTTCTGTAAATAATCGCTAAGTAACTAGTAGATGGAGTATATCGTGTATGTGGACTCCGATAACCGGAACCAGACGCTCTGGCCCGATTCAAACAATTACACGGTTCACCTGACCACCCCAATCTTGAACATATCAGAGGTTGAGTTGGTCTCGGCCCAGCTTCCTGATTTAGCCGCGTCCCAGTTCGTCGCGCTCGACGTTTCAGAGCTTCGCACGCCCAGCCACCTCACGGCCGCGGCTCTCGTCACCTCAGTCCCCACCTCGAACGCATTCAACGGCTCTTTCGCCACCATCCCCATCAAAATCACAGGCAATGCCGAGTTTTACAACGCAAATTACCGCATCACTACGGTGTATCCGGCTCGCATAGACAAACTGGACCGTCTGACCGTCACGTGGCGGCAACCGAATAACGGAGACTTGCTCATTGCTGGGCGTAACATGTTTCTCCTAAAATTCAAGACTGTCCACGTTCCAGCAGAACCCGAACGACCCCTGAGTCTCCCCCCTCCAGTCCCGTGGAACAACGGCGATCAAACCAAACTGTACATAGTCGGGGGTGTTGCTCTCGCAGGTCTTTTGATTATTATATCAGTAAAAAACAGATAGACGATGTGTGACAGCATCGCGAACGGCCCATATAGAATCCCAGGGGGCAGTCCAGTGAACCTGAGCTTTTGCCAGCCTGCAATCCCCCCTATGATTTATATTAGTAACGGAAATTCACTCAATACGTTCTACGGTTTGTCAGCCTCGAACCTTTACAGTTGTAATTCATTCACAACCGACTTGTACATCTCAGGGAACATATATGGCGCGAACCTTATCACGGCTAATGTGACAACTGGTCTGAATGCAACAACCATCGTCTCTGGTGCATATTACGGGAACGGCTATGGCCTTTCAAACCTCAACGCTTCCAATTTGACTGGTACAATTTCAAACACGAATTTGCCTCTGAGTGGGGTCGTAGCAGGTACGTACGGCTCGAGTGCGAACGTCTCACAGGTCACGGTCGATCAGTACGGTCTCGTGACCGCCGCGGCAAACGTTGGGATCCTCTCGTCGCAGTGGACGTCCGTCGCCGGGAACGTCGCGTACCAGAACGGCGTGTCCATCGGAACCCTGAGCGCACCCCCCGATGGCTCCAACCTGTACGTGCTCGGTTCGGCGAACATCACCGACGTCCTCAACGTTTCAACTTTGTATGTAAATTCAGCAACCGTCTTTGGGTCAGCCACCCTAAACGTCTTTGGAATTTCAAACCTCAATTCAGTCTTTGCCAGTCTGTACATTGGTAACGCGTCGGGTCTCAGTAATCTTGCCGCCTCAAATTTAGTTGGAAATGTAGAAGCGGCCAACGTAGCCTCGAGCGTCACTGACCCGGCCCAACCCAACATCACGAGTTTAGGTGTGCTAAACTCCCTGAATGTTTCGGGCGTCTCGAATCTCTCGACCGTTCTGTCCAGTCTCTACATTGGAAATGGTTCTGGAATTTCAAACATAAATGCCTCAAACCTGGTGGGCAACGTGGCCACGGCCGACGTGGCTCTCGTGGTGTCCCAACCTGCCCAACCCAACGTGACCTCCGTGGGCACCTTGACGGGTCTGACCGTCTCGGGAGTCTTACAAGCGGCTCTGTACTCTGGGAACGCGTCGGGCCTCTCGAACCTGAACTCTTCGAACCTGGTCGGTAACGTCGCTTCGGCGAACGCGGCTCTCGTAGTCTCCCAACCTGCCCAGCCCAACGTGACCTCGGTCGGCACTTTGACCGGCCTCACGATTCAGGGACTGTTGGTAGCCTCCAACGCGTCGGGTCTTTCGAACCTGAACTCTTCGAACCTGGTCGGTAACGTCGCTTCGGCGAACGTCGCTCTCGTAGTCTCCCAACCTGCCCAACCCAACATCACGTCGGTCGGCACCTTGACCAGTCTCACGGTTTCTGGAATTTTACAGGGAAATTTACTTTCAGGAAACGGTTCTGGAATTTCAAACATAAATGGATCCAACGTCGTGAGCACGGTCGGAACCGCCCAGAGCGTCACCGTGGCGGCCCAACCCAACATCACATCCGTGGGAACTCTGACCAGCTTGTCTGTTGTCGGAACAGTTTCTGCCGGTACATTTGCCGGAGACGGTCAGGGCCTGTTTGGTCTTCATGGTAATGCGATCGTGGACACCGTGATGACCGCCAACTCGGTCGTCCGACCGTCCCAACCCAACATCACTTCAGTGGGCACTTTGACCGGCCTCACGATTCAGGGACTTTTGATAGCCTCCAACGGTTCTGGAATTTCAAACATAAATGGATCAAACGTGAGCACGGTCAGAACCGCCCAGAGCGTCACTGTGGCGGCCCAAACCAACATCACATCTGTCGGCACTTTGACATCATTGACGGTCGGGGGCGTTTTACAGGCTGGGCTCCTCACAGGGAACGGATCGGGACTGAGCAACGTCACCGCCTCCAACCTGGTGGGCACCATCTCAACAGGTAATCTCCCCGTGAGCGGCGTGACGGCCGGTCTTTACGGTTCGGGTGCCAACATATCGAGTGTAACCGTCGACCAGTACGGCCGGATCACCGGGGCCTCGAACGTCGCCACGCAGTGGACCAGCAATACAGGGAATACAATTTACTACGCAAATTTCGTGGGCATAGGCGCAACCTTTGTGCCTACTGCGAACCTCCACGTCATCGGTAACGCGTACGTGTCCAACTCGGTCACGACGACCAACATCTTCTTCACAAACACTATTCAGGCTACAAATTTGCCGACGACCACAGTTGCCCCCGGTGGATACGGCTCGGTCGCCAACATCCCCCAGATTGTTGTGGACCAGTACGGGCGACTCACGAGCGCTTCGAACGTGGCATTCGTGGCCACGAGCCAGTGGACGAGCATAGATGCCAACGTCGCCTTTGGAAACGGCGTGAGTATCGGGACGCTGTCCAATCCCCCCACAGGTTCCAATCTCTACGTCCCTGGAACGGCCAATATCTCGACTCTTTCAATTTCTGGTACGGCAAACATCGCCACACTCAACGTGGTGTCGGCAAATCTCACAACCGCAAACGTAACCACACTCAACGTGTCGGGCTCGGCCAATTTGACAACCGCAAACTTGGCCACACTCAACGTGTCGGGCTCGGCCAATTTGACGAGCCTCCGCGTGACCAATCTGGCCAATCTCACGACGGCTAATATCGCGTCCGGTAACCTCACGACGGCCAACATCGTGACCCTGAACGTCTCGAGCGCCGCAAACATCACCAACCTGCGCGTGAGCACCCTGGCAAACATCACCACTGGCAACATCGTGACCCTGAACGTCTCGAGCGGCGCAAACATCACCACCCTGCGCGTGAGCACCTTGGCCAATCTCGTAAGCGCCAATTTGACAACCTCTAATATAATTACGGCAAATATAGGCAGTCTCACGGTACCCGGTGCATTCACGTCCAACGCAACGCATCTCGTGTTTCTACGCGACGTACCCTATCTGAACGTGTCAGTCACTGGTAACGTAGCCAACCTTTCCGTGACGAACCTCGACGCCTTTTCAATCTTCGGAACAAATTCAAACCTTGTGACGGCGAACGTCACGACCGAAAATGTTCTGACCCTTAACGCTTCCTCAATTTTTGTTACAAATTCAAACCTTGTGACGGCGAACGTCACGACCGAAAATGTCTTGACCCTTAACGCCTCTTCTATTTTTGTTACAAATTCCAACCTTGTGAGCGCGAATGTGACGACTGAAAATGTCTTGACCCTTAACGCCTCTTCTATTTTTGTTACAAATTCAAACCTTGTGAGCGCCAACGTCACCACCGAGAATGTTATGACCCT